CCAATATCAATACAATATTGGGTTCATTATAATTATATTATAGGAGTATATTATGCCTTTACCAAAGATTGACCAACCGTTATTCGAATTGACTATCCCCTCTAATGGTGACACAGTAAAGTTTAGACCTTTCACAGTAAAAGAAGAAAAGATTCTTCTGATTGCACAAGAGTCCAATGATATCGATCAGGTAGTACTATCGATTAAACAAATTCTTACTAACTGTATCCAAGATTACGATATTGCTAAATTAGCCGTGTTTGATTTAGAGTATATTCTGATTCAAATTCGTTCAAAGGCAGTTAATAACTTATTGAAGTTTAGAGTTTCAGATCCAGACACAGAAGAGATGGTTGACCTTGAACTAGATATCGATGAAATTGAAATTGTACGAAGCGAAGATCATAAGAAAATAATTCCAGTTACAGATACTATTTCACTATCAATGAAATATCCTTCAATTGATTTTATTAAAGTATTACGTCAAGGCGAAGATGCAGAAGATCAAGCTGGCGCAATGTTTGATCTAATGCGAGACTGTATTGATACAGTAGTCGAAGGCGAAGATGTTTACAAGATAGCAGACTTTACAACACAAGAAGTAACAGATTTTATCGACACATTAGATGGTAATGTTTTAAACCATATTAAAGAATTCTTTGATACGATACCAAAGATGAGATTTGAGACGAAATATAAACTAGAAGATGGAACTGAGAAAACATTTGTAGCAGAGGGAACAGAAACTTTTTTTATCTAACGCTGAGTCATATAACTCTTGCATCGTACTATAGAATGGTTTTTGGCTTGGCGCAACATCATAAATATCAGATAAGTGAAGTTGAAAATTTACTACCCTTCGAAAGGGATTTATACTATGAAATGTTGATTGATTTCATTGAGACCCAAAAAGCAGAAGAGAACAGATAAATGGCAGAAGACAATACATTACAGGGAGTGATCGAAAGAATTCGAGCAGAGGGACAACTGACTCGAAATAAAGGCACGAACTCTGTAAAGGTTACTAATGATATACTGAAAACTATCAGTGTAAACATTGAAGGCATGTATAATGTCATGCAGACTAATCTGGCTCTTATGAAAGAGAGACTTGGTGATCAAGGCGATGATGATCTATTAAATCCTAAGGGTAAGCCAGCGCCAGTAAGTAATGATACGCCTGCTCCAACACAACAGGGTCCTGATATTGTAGGTGAAACTAAAAACACACTTGCTATATTTGGTGGACTAGGTATTATAGGCAAGGGTATCGCATTAGCACTTGGTGGCGCATTGGGTGTCATCTCTGGTCAGTATCAAGCAATCAAAACAGTTGCGAAAACGCTTACTCCTAAAGCTTGGACATCAAGCCTTGATGATTTAAAGAGTAGAACTAATACTAGAATAACTGCTTTAAGAACAGGTATCTCATCTGCTATGACAAGTGTAAGAACGAGTGTGTCAACAGGTCTTGCAAATGTGGGTGAGTTTCTAAAGATTAATCCTGAAAGCAATTTAGGTAAAACTATTGCAAAATTCAAAGCATTCTTTACCCCCATGTCAGATATGATTAAGGGCGCTAGTGATACTCTAAAGGGTATTGTTGGCGGTGAAGGTAAAGGACCTATGAGTAAAATTAAAAACTTCCTGAATATCATGAAGGGCTACTTTACAACTCTAGGTGCTAGTGTCTCTGGTATTGCAAGAGTTGTTGGTAAAATATTTGCTCCTATTGCTATCATCGTAACAGCATTTGATGTAGTTAAGGGTGCGATTGATGGTTACGCAGAAGGTGGTATTCTTGGAGGTCTACAAGGCGCAATCGATGGACTATTCACATCACTGATTACTAAGCCACTAGATTTATTAAAAGGCGCTGTAGCATGGGTCTTAGGTAAGTTAGGATTCGATGACAGTGCTGAAGCACTTAACTCATTTAGTTTTACTGAACTATGGACAGGTATGACAGACAAGATATTTGCTGGTGTCAAAGACGCTCTTAAAGTTGTCACAGACTTGTTTACATTTGGCGAAGAAGATAAGACTGCACTTGGTCTATTAGGTAAACTCACAGATATCATATATGCACCAATCAACATGGCGATTAACTTTGTTCGTGGATTGTTTGGTTGGAATGAAGAAGGTGCAGAGCCGTTTAAATTAAACGATTACATTATAGAACAATTTACTGCTGGTATCACATGGGCTAAAGACGCACTTTCAGGTGTGGGTGAAACAATAAGAACTAAGTTCGGTGAACTATCAGAGTGGATAACAGGTATTCCAGATAGAGTTACTATGGAAGCTAAGATTATGTACACTAATCTAAAAGCTAAACTTAAGTCAGGCTTCTTAATGTTTGGTGAATGGTTTGCAAGCATTCCAGATAGAATTAAACTCATGGCATTAGAAACTATTCGTAGTTTGCCAGGTGGTAGATTGATTGTAGGTGCCGATGATGTTGCTGAAGCAAGAGCGACAGTAGATAACAGAGGCAGTGATATACAAGCGAGACTTCAAAAGGTAGAAGATGAACGTGTTGCTAAACTTGCTGAGTTAGATAAAGAAGCCACTTCATTACAGCAGAACAACGCTACAGTGAATAATAATGGCGGTAATACAAGTAACGCTACTACAAACAACTACTACAGTCAGACAGGAACGTCACAAGCATTAGACCCATCAGATCCAAGAGCATTCGCTTTTTGATCTAAGAGAGGGGTGTCTACCACCCCTTTTTGATCCTTGTATCAAAGTAATATTGTTTACATTCTTTAACAGTCTCAGAAACACCTTCTTTGACTTCCTCTGCACATAACGCATTAAGCTTCTTTTGATTTTCAAAAGCACTGATAGCGCCTGCAATAACAATAGCAAAAAATACTATATTCATTTTACTCCTTGTAAAAGTTTGTGGTATAAAAAAAGGGGAGCCCGAAGACTCCCCTTTACGCTTAGATGAGAACGTTTAATCGTCAGCTAGACTTTTGAAAAAATCTAGGTCATCATCGTCATCGGTACTACCCGTTGACGGCAATGCTTCATCATAAGTTGGCGATGGAGCTTCACTCTGTGTAGGAGCTGTACGCTCTTTGAACTTCGGAGTGAAGTCCATCGCCGCATCGTCATCCTCGGCAGTCGTTGTGGGTGCGTGTTGACTGCCATCAAGTGCTAGAACTTTGTAAAGCTTGGCTTTAAGTTCAGAGTAAGACTTGAAGTTTTTAGGCTCAACGATTTCTTTAAGAGAGTGCTGGCTCTGCCATACTTTCTCTAATGCTTCATCATCTCCAGAAAGAGTACTAGTCTCTTCGAAAGAAGATGGTTCATAAGTGCGATACCCACCATCGCCATTACGACACTTGAGTTTGAAGTTAGCACCTTCCCAGAAATCAAATGGGTTGATTGGTGATTCATCTTCGAACTCTGGGTTCATTGCGGCATTCAACTTGTCAAAGATTTTCTTACCAAACTTGTACTTGAAGACTTGACCTTCGTTCTGAGGATTGGTAGGGTCTTTAACGACAAAGATGTTTGCGTGATAAGAAAGCCTACGCTTCTGCTTACGTGCAATCTCTTTGTTTGCGTCTACACCAGAATTCCACAATTGAGAGTTATACTCTGACACTGGATCATCTTGACCAATAGTAGTCAAAGAGTTTTCGATATACCAGCCACCTGGACCTTGAAAGCCATGATCGAATACTCGAACGAATGGCAAATCTTCTTCTTGTGGTGCTGGCAAGAAACGGATAATAGCATAGCCATTGCCTGCTTTATCGACTTCTAACTTCCAGTAGTCATCGTTTCTATTATTTGAGGTGTTGTTGTCTAGCTTTTGAAGCTGTGAATTTAGCTTATCAAAGCTTGATGAACGAGCCTGTTTAAGGGCGGCGAATGATGTAGTCATATGTATTCTCCTATGTATGACGGTTTATTTACGATTTATACGATGTATAGTATCATGTTTCGTTGTATTTGTCAAGTAATATTTTCCTCATTTTTGGTTTATCATAATCTAAGAAAGGTCTGTATTTCCTGACAAGTTTATTTATATCAGGAAATACAATGGTATCAGAAATATTCTTCTCCCAATGACCTATACAGTTTGTTATATCACAGATCATGACAAGCGTTTCAAGGCTAATATCATTCATCATATACAATTTTAACAGTCTTGGATGCTGACCATCGTGAACAACAAAGTTGTCATTGAAGTCATCATCGAGGTTAATTATATCAGATTTAAACTGATATGTCAAGGACTGTTTTCGCTTTATCCATTCTTTATAAATGGATTCGGCTTTATCATCTAGTAACTCACCTGCCCACGCATTAGGGTTTGCAAGCATGTTAGCTAGAATAATATCTTTTGCTTCCTTCTTCTTCGATAGTTTGTAGAAGAAGAATTTGTCTTTTCTGTTTTCGAAAGACATTGCGTTAGCTTTGACTTTGCCATTGTACTTGAAAAAGTCATAGTTCGAAGTGAAGTGTCTCTTCAGTGCAAGATAGTAAACATAGATGTCAAACGCATCTGTGGTGCTATACATTGACATTAAATTGGCAACTTCGCTTGTCGTTCTATCATGTTCAACTCCTCGGCTTCATCATGTATCTTTGCTTTCAGAACAGGCGACCTGCGAATAATTTCACCAACCACTTCAATCTCAACTTCGTTCTTCTCTGCATACTCAATAACCGCATCAATGTAAGGTATACCTGCTTTGATATACTCTTGTATTTCTCGCATAATTCGTTCTGAATTTAATTCTTTCATATGTCTAGTGCTTCCCTTATCTCCATTTTTTTGTGATCCCTGCCTATTCGATATGCATATAAAAACAACTGCGTTTCTTGCGAATTGTTTGTCATTGCAATATCACCAATATACACCATACCGTCTCGAATGTCAAGGCCATATGTGTTACCACGTACACCAGAGATTATACTCATAGAACTTGAAAGCCCATTGTCCAGTTTTCAGCCGCACTCTCTACGTAGTGAATTGACTTACCTGGAAATGATTTCTCGCTAACAAAGTTACCCTCTGGGTCATACAACTTCATCTTATAATCACTCCCCTCTTTAACGACTTCAGCACGTGCCCGAAAGCCTGCATCCTCTTTAAAATAAGTTGAGATTACTGTCATTGAAATTCTCCGTTGTTTACTGTTGATATGCTATTATTATATCAGATGTGAGCGCAGTTGTCAAGCAAATTATAGTCCGTTTGGGACGATTATATAATGTATTGCTATCACTAGTGCAACAGATGCACCTAGCCCAATCATCATCTTTTGAAAGTCTCTTGCTACTAGAGGAAAGACAGACTTAGTTTTCATCTTACCTGTAAACGTTGCGATAGCAAGTTCACGCCCTGCAAGCATACCCACAAAGACCCATGTAGTTGACATAGGAACGTCATTGAGTTCTTTAAAGAAGTATAAGCAAACCCAGTAGAACAAGTCTATGAGCGTTGCACTGCGCACGTAGCGGGTGTTATGCTTCTCTAGTACGATCTGTTGTATCTTTCCTCCACGTTCTCTAAACATAAAGAATAGACCAGTTACGAATACAACTGATACTAAGATCATTAAATCGACAGGCACTTGTCTCGGTAAGAACACAGCAATGTTTGCCATATCGTGTGACAACCAAGTCCACCACAAGCCACCTGTTGCTACCCATTGTGCTATGCGCCAATAGTTTTTATGTTCATCTTTAACTGGCTTAGTCTCATCAAGTGTACGTGATACAAAGTACCAAACACCATATGCGAACAGAGCGGCAATACCATAACCCATGATGCTCTTCATCAACATCTTTTCTAGCACAAACGTACTTGCAAAAGCACTCAACACTAAAAAGGATGTTGACACTGGCACACCAAAGCGTGTAAGTACTACAAGTATTCCTGGTGCGGCGGCGTGATACCATTGAACATCTTGCCACGGGATTTTGTTTAATCTTCCGTAACTAATATCGCCACCGTTCACATGCCATCCATACCATAGCGTTGCTAGTAGTACAGCACTTGCGGCTAGCCATAAAGTTTTGTAATTGAATCTCTCATTGTTTGACGCCATCCATGTACCGAGAG